GCTGAGCTTGTTCAGCTTAGTCTTCGCAAGCGCCTTGAATTGGTTCACTCCCGTGAAATTCAGGGGATGCGTGAACTGATGGCCAGTATGCGCTACTTGGTTGGCCAGCGTGAAGCCTTGCTTGAAATTGATCCATCGGGTCAAATCAGAGAAGGCATTGTAAAAGAGCTTCAGGGGCTAGTCGAAACCTTCAACAAGAAGACGGCTCGCTTGAATGAGGCGGTTCAGGCCAACCTCAATTCCCATCTTGATCGACTTGGTTTGCCTCCTCGTTCTGGGGTGAAGCCACTGTCGATTGTCTTTGGTGACATGAACACGGTCACTGATGCCGAGCTGAATCAAATTGCTCGTCGTCTTTCTCCTAAGCAAATCGTTAGTCAGGCTAATAGTGATCAGCTACTTCTCAATTCTCTCTTTGATTGGTCTGGTAGAGAGTTCAAGGCCGGTTTGGCGGAAATCACTGGGATTTCGGTGAACAAAAGGGTGAAGAAGGACACCTCTGAAAACAAGAGAGCCAACTTGGAGGCACTTCGCCGCTTCATGCAAAACGTCGAAGGCAAGTCCAAGCAGGAGGTCTTTAACCTTATTGATTTGATGACTCCTGACATTGAAGAGGGAGCCTCAAACCGCCTTGATCAAGTGCTTCAGATGCTGGTTCTTAGCACGGCTGAAGGACAAGCCTTGATTGACGAGCGCACCAGCACCGAAGCCGAAGTGAAAGCAAAGCTTGATGCTCAAAACGACATCCTTGAAGCAACGCGTGAGAACAACCGGATTAGGCGCGAGCGTGATTTGCTGTTCAACAAGCAAGAGGACACGTTCTACGTTGGTCGCTATCGCCACGTAAGCAATCAGCTTGGCCCTGATAGAAAACCTCTAGCCGTGCAGGTTGGTGTGGAGCTTGTTGCTGAAGGGATGGCTTTTGATCCGAAGAAGAAGCTTAGTAGGCAGGCTCAAAATGAACGCGACCAGCAAGTTGCAGATTGGGGTAACGATCTTTCCCGTCGTCGCAAGTTCTACATTGAGAAGGAAGCATTGCGCCGAGTGCTTAAACGTCACAGCCAAGACCGCGTTGATCAGCACTACAAGAAGCTAAGAGGGCAGTTGGACAACTTCAACACCTTTGATCCTAGCCGCATGATCAACGAGGCCATGGATCGTGTTCGCATTGAAGACGCGGTGATCAAGAGCCGCTTTGATCGGGCTGTAAGCGACAAGGAGAAGGCTGCTGCACGAGGTGTCTCGCAAGAGGCCTTGATGATGATGCTAGAGCACCAGAAGGGCTTCTACACGGCACCTATTGTAGACCTTAAGAACAAGACCGCAGACGAGCTTCGCCAAATGCGGGTTGAAGACCGAAAGGTTCGACGAGCCAAGTGGCAGCTTAATCCAAGGAATATTGAAGACCGTCGTCGCCTAACTGGCACGCTAGTCAATGACGGAACCCCTGTGGTTCTAATGGCCGTAAATGCACGCGAGCGTCTTCTTCGTGCATTCCCAAAGACCGTCACCCCTCAGAACGTCAATCGGCAGGTCAATGACATCGTCCTTCGGGCTTTGGCTGACCACGATGGTAGTGGGGTGTTCATGCAGCAGACAATGTCTGTAGACACCAAAACCCCATTTGCCTCTCAAGACTTCAACATCACCCAAGGCCAAACACTAAATGCCAAGGAAGCAGGCAAGGTGTTTTCTGCTCACTTCGTTAAGAACCTTGGTAAGTGGCTTGATCTGACAAGGGGCGGAAAAGTCAACCTTTCTGGAACCAACTCCAAGAAATCGATTGAGTTCTTCTCTTCCTTGGTTGAGCAGCTAGCTCAGGTTTACAGCAACCAAGGTTTGCGTGATCGAAAGGGACGACTCAATCCCACCGGGGAAAAGGTTAAGGCTCTTCTAGAGAAAATCGATAACGGCAGGTTCATCGATAACAACAGGGCCATTCAAGACCTCAACCTCATTGGTGTCTACGCTGAGGCGTTTGCCGAACTGGAAGCAACCAGCATCATGAAGAAGCTGGTGTCTGGCTTGTCCATCCATGATGACTTTGCCTCCTTGACGATGATGAAAGCGTTCCATCATCAGGACGCACGAGTTCGGATGCGCTTCATCAAGGACCACGTTGCTCGCGAGACAGCCGTTCACCTTCAGGCTTTCCTTGAGAAGGGCTTTGATAATGGGCGTAGTGGCCGTGAGGGTGGTCACACTGCCCGCGAAGCAGCTCGCTCAATCATTGCCAACGAGGCCAAGAAGCTTAAAGGAAATGCTCTTGATCAGACCATTGGCTATGTTCTGGCTCAGCTTGAAGGTTTGTCTGACAACAATGGCATGGGTTTGTCTCAGGCTCTTGGTGCTTGGATCAAAGACTTCTCCAATAGCTACAATGACCTGCTGCAACTGGAAGATGCTCAGAAGGCTCGCTGGGGAGGAAAGACTGGCCTAGCCAAGCGGTTCCTTTGGGCTAACCACATCGAGCTAATTCGTGACATCCCATTGGCTAGCCGAATCATTCAGATTATGAAGGAGTCGGGGGCGACCAGTCAGTACATGGCTGTAACCTACGCAGTGAAACCAGCTCAGCAATTCAATCGAGACGAGAATGCTCGGGATGTGATTGAGGCCCTGCGTAAGGCTTTGCTGAAATCAGCCTCCAATGAGAAAGCTGTAAAAGATTACGCTGACGTAATCCACAAAACCTTGAGCGACACCTACAACGCTACCACCTTGACCTTGGCTCTAATGTCAAAACCTCAAGGTGACGAAACCACTGGCGAGACTGACGAAGAAGGCAAGCCGTCCTCTTGGAAGAACCGGAGCATCGAACCTTCCCGTCGAACTTACACCTCGGTTCCAATGCGGATGGCTTACGCTGCCAATCCCAATTCCAAGAAGCCTCGTAAGGTAAAGGAAGGAAAGTGGATTCCAGATCCAGCCGACACCGTCTCAATCACTGACAGTGCTTTCTTTGGTGGTGCAGGTAAGCGTGAAGAGAACCGGAAGAAGGCTTCTGTGTTCCGTCCATTGGCTATTAACGGACTAGCTGCCCCATTGGCTGTTCTGGATGACTCTCTTTACCGGCTTAACGTAGCGCCAAACTACGAAATTCTGCGTCGATTGACTGGCAAGGTGATGACTCAAAGCGGTATTCCCAAGGTTGGGGACTCCATGATGATCAACTCCGCTACCCGCAACGCCGAAAACGAAGAAGAGGACTATACCGAAGAATGGAACATTGCGATGGCTGCTATTGCCACTGAAATTGAAAACAACATTTTCAACGACGGACGAATCGGCGTGGTTAACACTGGCTTCTCTGAAACGATGACCTTCCTTGCTTCCACTTACGTGGTTCGAGCATTGTCTTCTGCTCAGCAGATTTGGAATCAGGTGCTTCCTCCAGTGGCTTTGTTTGTAACCAAAAAGTTGCTAACTGGTCAGTTCCAAGAAGCTTCTGACTTCCTCAAGATTTTGAGCCAGTCGATTAGTTCGCTAGTTACCCGAGATTCATTCCGAGCAGATCTTAACGATTTCACTAAGCGCGTTTCTCCTTTCATTCACTTCCGTGGTGTTGACGGTCAAGACGTTGCTCGAAATGAACTTCGTTCTCAGCTTCGTTACGTTGATCCAAAAGCAAATCAGCTAATTGGAAGAAGCAAGCAGCTGTCCGGTAAGTTTGTTAAAGAGTATGAAAACCTAGGGGAAAAAGCACTAAACTATCTCATCGGCTCTGGTGAGCGATTGGTGTCTCGCGCAATCTTTGCGGCTGAACTCATGAGTGAGATTCGCCGTCGCAACGAAGGAGTTGGTCCCAAAACCGTTGAGGAATTGTTCGATCTCAAGGAAGATCAGATTCCTGTGGTTGCCAATGAGATGGCTCGAATCAAGGTGAGTGACATGATGGGTCAGTCCGATCAAAGCAAGAAGTCCCTGCTCTTCCAGAGCCAGTCTGATAGCCCTGTGTGGTCTTCTTTGCTCAAGTCGCTTGTTCGATTCAGTAACCACACTGCGACCACCTCATCGAACATGACAGCATTCCTTCCCGGTTTGCTTGTTAAGGATGAAAACAATCGCACTCGTCAAGAAGCTGTGGAAAACATCATTGGAACCATTGGCCAGAACGTGGTCTTCCACTTTGCTAAAGTTCACACGCTAGTGCCAATGCTGTTTTATGTGTTCTACTTGGCAGGTGGCGACGATGATGATGAAGCCGCTCGGAAGGCACAGCTAGTTGCCGATGACTGGTTGTCTTCTGAAGGTGATAGTGACCTTGTGGGCTTCGGAAAGGACTTGGCGTTTGGTAGCCAGAAGCAGTTGTTCAGCGACAAGAAAACTGCTGATGCTGCTCAGGCTTCCGCAATGGCCATGCTGACTTCCAAGGTGGGCATTGAGCTTGCCTCTGGAGTTCCTGTTCTTGGTGTGATGGCTGGATACTCTCCAATTAGCTCCATCCTAGCCCGCAACTTCGTCAACCCAGCTTCTGAGGAATTGGCAAGTGCTGTAACAGGAGTTGAAGTGGCCAACGCTTGGTATGAAAAGACCCGGGTTGGAGTGCAGGAGTATAGCGGTGGAGGCATTGAGAACATGGCTGACATCACTGCTCCAAGTTCGGTGCTTTACGACATGATGGCTGCACCCAAGCTGGCGTATGATGCTTACCCCACTGCGAACAGCTTTGACATTAGCCTCTACCTGATGTCTGAGCTATTCTCTCCTGCTAGAGACTATCGCTCGGCACGCCGCAAGGAAATGCGCGAGGCAGCAAAGAAGGAAGAAAAGAAGAATAGAAACAACTGACTTCTCAAAACTCAGGCTCTTGAGGAAACGCTGGTAACTGAGAAGTTGGTTGCCAGCGTTCTTCTGCGTCTGGGATTCTTCTCATTTTGAATTTTTCTTTCTCACGCTTGGATAACCAAGAAGGAACAATCAATTCACCCAGTAGGCTTCTTTTGGTTCCGTGAGAAGGACAGGAAAAAACAGCAATTTCATTTTCAATTGTAATCTTCCTTTTCATAATTCTCCAAAGAATGTTGAGTCCTCTCCATGTTGGATAGCATTCACGAAGAATTCGGTCATAATACTTTTCAGCGCTCTTCAAAGACCTGAACTCTTTCGTTACGGCGTCATTCCAAGGCCCCCCATCTAGTGATGCTTGGATGTGATACTTGGTTGTAGATTTTACTTTATTCATGAGGTCAAAAAAATAGACAGATGGACGAATCCAACTGCCTACTTTATGGTTGTTTGATTAAGACTCAATAAGCCCACTTTGCGTCACCCAAGATTTCATCAGAGTCTGCCCACCATTCGTCCCATTGAGCATTGGTAGCTACATCCCAATCAGGAATGGCAGCAGCGGCTTCTTTCTTTGTAAGTGACATTGGAAGCCACTTGATTCGGTTGTTCGGGTAAATGGCAATTTGTCCATTCTCAAGGCGAAGCACGTTGCCTTCTTTGTGTTCTTCCAAAAGCTCTGCGTCACCAATGTCCATAATCCCTTGGGCTTGACCTTCCGGGACGTAATCAATGGTAAACCAGTAATGCCCTCCAATTGGCGGCATTCCCTTTCCTAGGTTAACAAGAACAGGAACGTCAGTGAGTTGGTCTTTACGCCAAATCTCGATTGATCCTGAAAGGCACTCCCACATTTGAACCTTGTGAAGAGGAAGTTCTTTATGGTCGTCTTCAGGTTCAAACCAGTAGATGCACTGGGGTGGGATTTTGTCGAAGCAGGCAGCGTATTTCTCAACCCACACTTGAAAGCATAGAGGGCGATTGCGCATGGCTCTGACAGAAACAAGCCAAGCAGGCTCATAGCAATCAGATGGTCCTCCAAAGGCATCACAACGAACAAAGACTTTTGTCTTGGGGCAATTTGCGTTTCTCATGACATTAGGAGGGTGTCATTTGCAATTGGCCTCGCAAGACTTTTGTCTACTGCCGTCCAATGATTGAGGTCATGTGCCAAGCACCGAGGCATTCAGGGCATTGGTAAGCTCTTAGTCGCCCCGTGTTAGCGCCCTTCTTCATCCTCAAGCTAATTGCTTGCCTAGCTCTGCTCTCACTGCTGTAGCTCACCTTGCCACATGGGCCTCGAACTGCAATTTTAAGCTCAACCGTCCCTCCATCAGCGTCTAAACGGTCACGGGCATCCTGCATTGATTCTGGTGCGCTTTCACCTGAAGCTCCAAGAAGCTCAAGCAATCGATCACTGTCTGCCTTGTTTTTCCGCTTCACGCTTTAGCATTTCGATGAGTTTGACAGCTCGGTCGGTCCTTTGGGTTAGGACAGCAACGTCTTCTGGAACAAAGCTGATCTTTCGCTTTGCTCGCTGGTAGATGAATCGGGTGCCTTGCCAAAGGTCGTCAACCACTTTGGAAGCGTAGAGGAAATCAAATGGTTCCTCAATGCCGGGAACTGAAGGGGTCACCATGGGCTTTTCAGATGCTTCTGGCCCCTTGACCAAGGATTCAGACATTGGCTCGTCCTTGCTGCTTTCTGCGTTAATCCAATCAGGCTCCCATTCTTGCTCTTCTTCAATTTTGGTTGCAATTTGAACAGGCACACCAAATTCAGTAATTGGACCCGGAGAAGGATCGAGCACATCATCAAATTGAACTTTGGCTTTCTTGGTTGTTTTCCTAGCTGTTTTTTTCATGTTTTGTTTAAGAGGTTTTGCAACTTGATTGAAGATTTAGTCAGGCTAAGGCTCAAGGGCTTTCAGTGCGTAAAGCGGCGGATGCTGGCATTTCATCACCAGCTTCAAGGCGTCTGCCATGGATAGAACTTTCGAGTTCCTCCCGGTCCATAGCAAACCCACGGAAGTGGCCCATGCCGGGTTATCGTGAACCCGTTGATGACAGGCGGTGTGGAGCATGAACGTGAAGCAGAAGGCGTTTTTCCGTCTTCCTGCCGGATGGTGGCGCTCCATGATGTTTTTGTCGGAAGGTAGTCCGCAGGCTGCGCAAAAGACATAATCAGGTATTAGGTTCCAAGTCTCGCCGTAGCGCTTCAGCAAATCCTTTCGGGTGGATGACAATGGTGGGCGCTTACGACGCGTTACAGATGCCTTCTTGACCTCAAGAACAGGCTCCTCAGATTCAATTGGCGGGGTTGCTGCCGAATTGAGCAAATCCGTCAATGCCGCGTTCCACGACTTCCGCTTTGGCTTCGTTGATTGCTTTTTCTTCATTGAGGAAATTGTCTAGAGCTTGATCTTGGAGTCGCTGAGAATGCTGAAGAGCCCTCATTTCATGTCCTTTGGGACCGGCTTGACAGACTCTCGCCATTACCAGTGACATTGCAGCAAGGATGGTTTCGTAGTCAGGGTTTTCACGGAACAAAGGTCCAATGGCTGTGGTGATTTCCTCGCAGAGTTTGTGGGTGGCGCTTTTCATTGTTTGGTTTTGGTTTGTTTTTTTGTTTTGATGTAATCTGTCCAAGATCCTTTTTCATATTGAACAAAAGGCAAATCAAGGAACATAAGGGCAAAGTCCAAAAGAGCTTGGGATCTCTCCACTTTGGCTGCGTAATACTCTCTTGGAGTAGATTCCCATGCTAGTTGTTTTTCATCATCATAGCTATGGAATCGGTATCCATTTCCAAATCGGTATAAGCATCCGATCTTTTCTTTTGCGTGAGCAATAGCTTTAGTTTTTGTCATGGTCGATCAATTGGGGTGAATGGTTGCCAAAGCTCAAGCCAAGCCTGCTTTCCCTCCAAAGGAAAAACAACAACCTGCTCATCAGGAAAAAAGAAAAACGGAATTAGGCGTGCCACTTCAGATGGCTTTGGAGCCAGCTTGTAAGAGCCATGACCGGCGTGATGGTGAATGCTCACCCTAATCTTGTTCCATCTTTCTAGACGCGTTACATGACAAATGGCGGTGCGCTTTAGGTCATGACGGCTATGACCTAGCGGGATGTCATAGGTTTCAGGGCTGTCAGGGCCAGCACCTTTGCCTCGTTTTCTTTCATGGCATTTGTAATGGCTTGCCGGTCTCATTTTGTGAGCCTGTTCAAATACCATTGAGCTTTCTTTAGGTCTTCATCGCCACCCTTGTTCTTTTCACGCCAAGAATACTTCAAGGCATTGCCTTTGCAAAAGCCTCGGAATTCTTCAGTGGTCAAGGCTGACTCAATTGCATCAATGCACTCAATGCCTCCAGCCGTGTAATGAGGAGGCTGGTTTACCATGTCTACGTCTTTCATTGCTTTACGGAAAAGTAACGGGCTTCTCTATGTTTTGCTCCACCAATTGGATGACTTCGATCTGAAGCTATGTATTTTTTTTCACGAAGACGAATGGTGGCCCTTCGCACAGTTGCTTCTGACACCCCCGTAATTGTTTCCATTTCGGAGCGTGACAAATTGGGTCGAGTTTGAAGAGCTACCAATATTACATAGTCCAAAAGAGTGAACCCTTCCTTGATAGCAGTTTTGAAGTCAATCATTCGATTAGAACTTTTTTCCTCCCATTGCAGCCCTAACTTCTGGTTTGTGATCATCGCGGTTGGCATTGAAAACAAGCTTTTCAGAAACAGCTCCACCAATGTCAAGATGCATAGCTCCAGCAAGATCAAGAATTCGAATGAGGGCATCAGCAAGCTCAACCTCAACCATCTTCCTATGAGGTAGCTTGTCGTCCATTAGGTCTTTTCGGACACCTTCAGTGGCTTCAGCAATTTCAGTAACAATTAGCAGAAGCTTTGTATTGATTTCTGCTACTGGAACAATTGGGCACAAAATTCCCTGCCACCATCCAGCCTCAGAAGCCAAGTCGTGACAGGCATCTCTAATGTTGTTGATAGACTTGGCTATCCCAAATTGGACTTCAGGAAGGAACAAGGTTTCTTTTGCAGTTTTCATGATTATGGTTTGTTAAAATTGCATGAACTCTTCGATTTCTTCGAAGGCCCAAGGCTTTTCGCTATACATTGGCAAAGGCTCTCCTGACTTTGGCATGAACCTTTTGCACTCTTTGTGGAAAAAGAACGAGGCCAGTGGCCATTCGCCAGTTGCTCGTTGCTTACGGACAATAATCTTGCCGCATGGGGTGGAGTCAAAGAAATCATCAATCTCTTGAGGAGAAAAGTTTGAGTTTTCCATTTCCCCGATGCGTTCTGCTTTTGCCCCATCACGCCACACTGTGATGATGTTGTGAGGCATATCGCCCCACTCTGAAGCACCACGGATTTCTGCCATGCCGGGTGGCTTAGCAGTGCTTTCTGGTGGCTTGCGTGGGTGAGCGACAATGTGCAAGTGAACTGGATACTTGGCAACAAACACCCGAAGTCCGTCAATGGCGTCTGCTTGAGCCGTATTGTCACCACGGTCGATGTTCATGGTCATCACGTTATCGATGACGAAAGTATCGATGCCGTAGCGTTTGTGAGCATGAGTGAACGTGGAAATGAGATGCTTGGGGTCAGCACGCTCCATTGACTTATACATGAACACCAGACCAGCTAGGTGATCAAAGGCCAAGTCAAACTCCTTGGTGTAAGGCAGATTAGGGTAGGCTGTAAACTGAGTCAGAATTTGAGCAAAGGTCATTTCTGGTTGCTGCTCAAACGATGCGACACAACTTTGCTTTCCCTTGGCTGCAAGGCTTGCAATTTGATTGGCCACTGCCGTTGATTTGCCGTGACCAGAGAAACCAAACCACAATGTGATTTCGTGTTTACGGAAGGTCAAATTGAAGTTGGGCAAGAAGAAGCCATCTCCTTCTGTCAAGTGGTCACCCCTCATGCAGGAACGAGTGCCTTCACGCATTAAAGATGGATCAATGATTTCCGCAATGGGTTCCCTAATTGTATTGTCGATTAGCTTCCTGACCTCGTCGCCTCGCCCAGAACGAAGCATATCGTTGGCATCCTTGAGAGGAAGCTTCACCGCCATGCAACGCTCGTTGCCAAGTCGTGGCAGCGCTGTTTTGCTCGCTTTCTCCCCTTCTTCGTCAGAGTCAAACAAGAGGACGATGTCGTCGAAGTGCGACAAGTAGTGATAGTCGAGCGTGATCCAATTCATGTTGCAGGCACCCATGGGAATGGACACTGCAGGAATGCCGATTTCGTAGAGAGCCAAAGCATCCCACTCACCTTCGGTAATCACCAACTGACTCACCTTCTCAGGATCACAAACATCCTTGCCAAACAAACACTGAATACCATCAGGACTAACCCAAGTGGACTTCTTGCCTTCTGGAGTCAGATTGTGACCCCAATGCTTGGTCATCCCAATTTGACCGAATGCATCGTAGTAAGGAAAGATTAGTCCATCACGAGTGTCGGAGCAAACTCCGTAAGCACGCAATGTGGCTTCGCTAATACCACGCTTCTTGGCATACTCAATTGATTTACCACTTAGTGGCCTCATCTCACTTGCAAGTTTACCCGGATCTTTTGCCCGTGCTTGTGCGCCAAAGCTTTGAATTGGCTGTACGTTGCAAAATTGAGCAAGCCACTGAATGCCATCACGCAATGTAATGCCCTTGACGAGTGAAACTAGCTTCCACGGGCGACCTTTGACTTCTGGGTCGGCAAAGTCTTGGAACCATCCCGGATTGGTGCTACGGGTGCTGATCATCATCGAGCTACCTTTACGGCCATCAATACCCCCAATCTTGTAGGCCGAAGCCTCTTTTTTGGCTTCCGGAAACAACGACATTACGAAGTCGTCGATTCGTCCTGATAGAGCACTCTTGATTTGCTCTAGGTCGTAAAAATTTGATTCTTGAGACATTAAATTCAGTCTTGATTGCTCATCACTTCCTCGTTGATTTTCTCGATGATCTTGCGGACCAAGGGGTCACCTGTCAGCGAACTGTGACACGAAATCACTGACGCAAACAGATTGACCCCATTGGCTGTAGCCACAGGCAAGGCTCCAACAAAATACTTCACGGCATTATCCATCAAATCCATCATCTTTTGCTCAGAAGCTTTTTGCCATTTCTGGTTTAGCTCTTTACTTCGAGGATCTTGAATGATTGCCAATGACATTTCCATTTGCAACGACCCCAAGAGATTAAGGATGTTCCTTATTTCCTTAACGGAATCAGCAAATTGCTCTGGATTTTCCAGTTCTGGATCTGGCCAATGGTCAGGCTTTTCCACTTTTAGCTTTTTTCGGTGTTTTGATTTCGATTGGCTCTCCGTTGTCTTTGCGCACAGTGTCGTTCTTGAGGTCGATTACAATTCGTCCAGTGGGAATTGAAGAAGCAGTTCCTTTAATCTTTACCCACTCGTTTTCATTCAAGACAAGGTAAGTCACTTTGTTCTGCTTGTAGGCAAGAATGAGGTCTTCAGCTTGTCCCTTGGAGCGGATGTTTTTGATCACCTCGTCATCGCCCATAATCTTGACGATGGAAGAAAGGTCGCGAACTTGCTTGGCTCCCAACTCGTAAGTTTCAGCCTTGCTCAGGATGAGGTCTTTGGAACTCTCGTCAATCTTCTGGAACAAGGCTTCCTTGTGGTGAGAGAACGACAGTTTGTAACGCTTTCCTTTGTAAGTGTCGTAAACCTTCTCAGCAGTCCAGATGGTATTGTAGCTGGCAGTGTCCAAGTCAGCCACTTGTGATGGATCGAAATCCTCACCAAACAGTGCTCTCAAGTTGCTCGTAATGGACCCCAGCATCCACGAGGAGCGATCATCAATAACATCCCCAAGAGTGCGTAGCTTGATGACGCTTGAGACCACCTGATAGGCTCTAGTAAGCTCAGGAGGATTGTTTGGATTGATGGTGCAAATCCCATCAGAAGTGATTAGGAACGAGTCGTCTCCGCTCATTGCGTTCATCAATCCGAACGCTGCATTGTCTACTACGCTATCAGTCTGAGCTGGCTCTACCTCAAAGCTGAGATTGAGAGCAAAGTCATCAATTTGAGAGTGCAAATGCTCTTCGTAATTGGCGAACAAAGGACTTCCTTTTAGCCTAACTTGAGCAATTACTTCTTTTACTACCTGCTCTGGAAGCTGGTATTCTTCTGCAAAAACTGAAGCGTCAGCATCAGTAACGATTGATCCATTATGGAATAGTGGTTTGTTCATGGTTGAAATTTTAGCCTGGCTAAATAATTGAGCTAGTCAAGCGGCTTCTGCGACTCGATCCACTGCTCGTGTTCTTCGTTGTCGATCTGGTCCAAATCACGCTTTCTCCAGTCGTTTGGCCCGTCGTCAGAGTAAATCCGGACAGCAAGTGGGTCAGCTAGGATGGCTTTGACTTGCTCAAGCTTAGTTTTGGCGTTGATCTCGGCGTTAGTCGGTGACGGATTGTAACCGACTGGCGTTTCGCGAATCCGATCAAACTCCGCGCCGTCAGGAATCGCGATGTCGCCTCGGATCATCGCGAGTTCCACTTCTTCGGGGTCTTCGATCATCGCCGTAAGTCGCCCTAGCTCGCTGACCAAATCGGCCACGCGCCCCGGCAGGCTTTCCGGCGTGTGAGCCGGGATGTAGCCAACCGGCAGCGCCTTTAGAGTGGCATCGATGATTACCCTCGCGTCGTTCCGCTCGCGCCGCACTCGGAAAACCTCTAGCTGGTAATGATTACTGTCTTGGCGCTCTTGCTCAAGGTCGCGCTCCAGCTTCGCGAGTCGGTCAACAAGGTGGATTAATTGCTCTTCAGGTGTCATTGCGGGCCTCCTCCCACGCGGCGAGGGCTCTCAATAATTCCCCGCCATTGGCAAACAAGCTTTTAACATTCCCAATTGCTCCCGCCAGCCTGTCCGCCAGCTCCCGCTCGTCCTCCAGCCATTTACCCATAAGCTTTATCGCTTCGTGGTTGGCGGATAGCTGTTCCTCCAGCTCCTCCAGCCGGTCGGAGGCTTGATTAGCAACAAGGGCAGGGCGACCAAATAAGATTCCGTCCGCGATTCTGTCGAGTTCGGCTGCTAGTTCTTTGGTTTCGGTGTTCATGGTGTTGATTCGTTTACTTTGATCTCTGGAAATCTCTTTAGAGCGGCAAACTCTCCACTGCAAAATTGCACGGCTTCTTCGTTGGTATAAATCAAATAGACAGGGCCACCTCTCCAATCATCGGCCCAAATCTTTTGCAGTTTGTTCAATCCTTTTTTCCCATATGAAGTCTTGGGATTTTTGATGTCAAACAAGTGCCACCCTCCGTTGATCCATGCAATCCCATCAGGAATTCCTTGACCAGCAGAGCTTAAATCTCTAGCAGGGACCAATCCTGATATAATGCCAAAAATTTCCTTATGGTTCGCGTCTTTTTTTGCTCCGTAATGCATGACTGCTAATTTAGATGCTGCTCCAGCTCTAACCGGACCACCGCTTGCCACAAAGCAATCCTTGCTGCAAAACTGTTTTTTGCTGCTTGGCGGGTGCCGAAATTGCTTGCCGCATTTATGGCAATCACTGAAGAACTTTGCGCGGGGCCGCGGTTTGTAATTACTGAAAACCAAGCCTAGAGTTTGCTGCCTAAATCGCAAAGGAGTCGATCTGTTAAATTTTCGCTGGTCGAGCTTTGCGTTTTTGGCCTTGGTGTTTCCTTCGCGCTTAGAATCTGAATAGCACTTTGCGGAGCAATACTTTCTTGTTTTGTTGTAGCTATCAAACGTCGCAGCGCACTTTTGGCAAGTTTTTACGGAAGCTGCGCGGAAGTTTGGGTTTTTGGCTCCTATCAAATCAGACTTGTATGCGTTAGCCATGCAGGCATATGAGCAATACTTTTGTCGTTTTTGATGCGCAGTAGCTTTTTCCGTCTTGCCGCATTCCTGGCAAGACCACTGATTGATAGCCGCGACGATCTCGTCTTGCGACCCGTCCTTGCCGTGGAATGTGGTCTTGCTCATTTTCTCGCGAGGTCGGGTGCGAATTGCGTTTGTAGTCCCTCAAAGACTCGGCGGTCTTGAACGCTCAACCACTGGCCGGAAGCGTCGAGGTGGACGCCCTCCGCGATGCCAGAGACAAGCGCAAGCTCGATCCCGCTAAGTCGCCTGCTACAATAGTCGCGAAGGATGGCGGCGATTTCGGGGTCACTCATCGCGTCCTCCTTTCACGGCGGCGATGGCCGCTTGCAGTTCAGAAATTTGATGCCTTCCGCTGCACTTGCATGTTTCCTCGCATCGGAGATTCCCGTCCAACGCAGACACTGCGCGATTGGCAATCTCCAGCAACTCGTCGCGCTGGCGCTCTAGTCGGCGGGCAAATGCCGCTTCTACAACGTCGGTTTCGCCCCATGCCGCATAATCCGTCTCCGGTGTTGCCCTCGGCTCGCTCGCGTGGTCGTCTCGAGCCTCGGATGCCGGGTCGCGGCATGGGTCTTCGGGGGTTCTCATGCGCCCTCCTTTCTGGCGGCGAGCATAAGGTCAGCCCATTCGTAACAAGATCGAGCGACTTCTTGTCCAGTTATTGAACTGCCAATGATTTCCGCGCAGGAAAGCTGTCCCTTCAAAGCTGCCGCCGCGAAATGATCACGCATAGTCATCTGCTCACCGCGAAAACTAGCAACGTGCTGCCGGAATTCTTTGGTTTCGACAAGTTCCAGATAACCGCCAATCTCTGCGTCGGTCGCGCCGTCAATGTCGTTTAGTGTTCTCATGCTTCGTTCCACAAGGGGATTGAGAGTTTCTTTGCGAGGTTGACGATAGCCTCGTCCTCGGTGTCGCCACCGGCTTCGGCAATCTCCGTTTTTGTCTGCTTACCGCCTTGGAATGCCCAATAGCGGAAGAGTCGGTTTCCGGTGATCTCGCAGCAATCGCCGGGTTCGTGGTCAATGCCGTTGTCGATGGTGTCGATTTGATGGTGCCGCAACCACTGCAAGCGCGGTGATGGGCTTTCGGGGATGTCAAATAGGGTGTCGGTCATGGTGTGTTCCTTTCAATTTTGGCTAGTGGTTGGTCAGATGTCTTGTGCGGCTGGTCGTAGTTGACTCCGTAAAAATCCGGCTTTGTCTTGCCTTGATCCTCCAGCCAGTCCCAAGCGAGGCGATGACGGAAAACCGCGTGCAAATCCCAAGCTTCCTTGTGGCGATCCTTGGCGCGGCGGATTCCTACGTTGGCGTCACAATGGATGCGAAGCTGGCGTCGGATATCGTCCATCATCGCGTGATATTCGGACCAATCCACCGGCTCTCTGAACGGCAGTTCGTCGAATGCCATTTCGATCTGGCAAATTCCAAGGCGAGCGGTAATTTCGCACGCCATGGATAACGTGGCTAGTTGTTCTTGGGTTACGTTGATGGTGTAGGTTCTCATAGTGTTAGCGCGTTAACTGAGTGATAATCGTTGCAAGTTCGCCAGCGGACAGCGTTGCCCCAGCTTGGGGAATCCTTGGAATTCAGGTTGGTTCATGATTTTGGTTTGTAATTACTTAGCCAGCATTGCTTCTCCAGCTTTGACAAATTTGTCCCAATCACGCTCAAAGCCTTCCATTACGAAGCGCTTGACCTGTGCGCCAGAACCAAATTCTGAAGAGTAAAGTTGATTACCAGACTCTCGTGAAGACTCGTGGCTGTAAAACTCGGTGATGCCCATAGCAGCATCCAATCGGGTTCGACCAGAGTTGCCCTTACCACCGTCAAACAATTCCACAATGCGTGCAGTGCGCTGCTTGATTGGATTGGAAAGCTCCTTGGCGTTGCGCGTCTCCACTCCAACAACCCATGCGCGAGCTTCATCACGTGAGCATGGCTCCTTATCGGCGGTTTCCATGAGATACTGGAAGTAAGCAGAGGTGCCTGCAAAAGTATCCAGAGCATCAATGACCTTCTGGATGTTGCCATCAAGGTTGCCTGAGTGACGAGCCTTGCCGACCACTTTACCTACCTGCAAATTAGCAAGGAAAGTGTTGAGGCAAACCGTGACAATGGAAGAGTAGACCGCCGTGATTGAGCAGCTTTTGTCAAAGCTATCAAGTAAGGTGATGTAGTCTTTGATTTCCCGATCTCCAATCCGGAAACCGTCAGTTACTTTAATCGAAGCAAAGACCTTGCCGCGATTGTCGGTAGTGCCAGCAGAAATGACGGTGTAAGGAGTTTCTCCAAGTCCTTTCTCAAGGATGTTCCAGAAGCCTGCAATGGAGCTTGGGCTGTAGCTAGGAGCAAATGGATCACCAACTGGAAGGAAGTCATCAGTGGCAATTAGACGACGCCAATTAGGGTCTTCTACAATTTTGTCAGCAGTGCCTCCAAATGGATCATTGGATGGAACCCGATAGCAAAGAGGAGTGGAAACAACCTCAAACGGGGTTGAGTTTTCCTTAGTCACTTCAGGAACGATGTTGGTGAGGCGATGCCAAGCGTTTTCGAGTCCGCTTTGAATGTCGCGATTAGTGAGTCCGTGGGCCATATGTGTTGCCTTTCTTGTTTTTGGTTTAGAGAAGCCGTGGATTGTTCCAAGGCTGAGAGAGAATGAGTTTCTGAAGTTCAGCAACTTGAGTTTCAAGTTTTGCCAAACGCAGAATTATGTCCTGATCTGCTTTTTGCTGGTTGTTCTTCCAGCTGAGGTCTTGGCGCATATTGCTGTAAATGTTTTCCGAGATTCGGAATCCAGCTTCATTAGCAATTCTGACACCTTCGCTAACTGTTTTGCTTTCCAGTTCTTCGCGATTGGTTTGCATCCATTGCATCACTTTGAATGCGTCGGTTCTATTCAGTCTAATCATGTTTTTGTTTTGGTGATTTGCTTTTTACGGAAGCTACCGAAATCTCAAGCGCGAAGCGCTCCCTGATGGACTCGAACCACCAACCGTCGAAGTAGAAGTTCGAAGCTCTATCCAATTGAGCTAAGGGAGCAAAATGAGAACCCGGTTACCTATCGCCACCCTCACCCCGAAGTTAGGCAACCAGTAACCGGGTTCAAAGCTTTCGTGCTGCACGCTCATCGTCACCGACTTTAGCGTGGCACTCGTGACATAAAATCTGATACCCATCAGCTTCAATGTAGAGGCGCTGAATCACTTCATTCCAGTCGTAACCAAGGAAGTGATCGCCATCTGCCCAATTGTGTTGAAGGGGAATGACTGAATTGATGTGGTCAGCATGAACACCGCTTTGTGGAAATTGACGTTGGCAATGTTCGCACTGATGCAGCTTGCACTGGCGACCTGTTGCTGGGTTGATGCCGTAACCAATAAAGGCTTTCTTGAGGGCTTGGTGACGCTGAGGCCATTGGGCGCGACGAAGGGCTGACATCACGAAGCTACGCATTCTTGCTAGGCTCCATTCTCCACCATTGAATGGGCGTTCAATCCCGCTCCGGGGCTTTGACTTTTTCTTTGCGAAGCGCTTGGACTTTTTCGTGCTGGAACCCAGAACCTTTTTTCGTCGGGATGGCATCGGCATTAAACTTGTTGAGCTTTTCAGTGATAGTTTGCAAGTTTTTTGCAGTTAGCGGAGTGGTTGGCAAAATCGCCAGCGGGTAAAAAAACCACTCTTTCAACTCCTCATCAAACCTGAACTCCCCAAGCTTTGAACCAACCATCCAAACAACATCGGTAAAGCCAATGGCTTGCACTGTTGTTTCTGCAAGCTTGCCGTTAATCCATTCAACAGCTCGGTAAGTGAATATAGTAATAGGGTTCATGGTGTTGTTTTGGAAAAGGTGCGACCCGCTCGGGACTAAACCCGACATTTGTGCCTTCCCCATCAGCTTTTCAAACCACCCGGATTTCTCCGGCAGGCGGTGCATGTTGGAAGACCCTCCGGACAAGGGCCGCATTTGGAAAGAGGTGAAAAGGGGAAGGACTTATTTGGTTGGCCGGTCGAATGAACGTCTTCTTCGCGTCGGACTTACGGATATGCCTTCACCCTTTTTATTTTGGAAAAGGTTTTTGCCGCCGCGTGAGTGGTCCGGTTATCCCGGATTCCTTACGTGCTCTCACGCGCTTCCCGCTGGCTGTAGCACTGCCTCAGCGGTCGGCTAGCACAAGCACGGCAAAGTCTGGAAAGTGGTTGGGATCGGGATTTGACTCCCGCTAGAGGCTTCTGTGATCAACTAGAACGCAACTGTTTTATCCCGTTTGGAAAATGGTGGCCGGGGATCCTCGGCATTATGCCCTGGTTTCAGTCAACAGACAGACTGGTGAGAGCCAGGTTCAGCCGCCGACCATTTTGGAAAGAGTGAGAAAGGCCGGTCTTACCCCGGCTCTAGGCTGATCATGCCCACGATCTACAACACTTGTCTGAGTTTCAAGCCGCCGCTTTACTATTTGCGTCGGGACTCAACGAACGCGTGATTCGTTGACCTCACCCGATAAACTGACTCAAACCTCATGTTGCGACTTTGCTACGTGTCTAAGAAATTCCACGCCGCTTTCTCATTTGGAAAATGGTGACCTGTCCGGATCGGCATTGTGAACTCAACTGGCTCTTGAATGGCGTACGGCCAGTAATCAGAGGAGTTTAGTGGTGGGTTTTCAGCCGCAGATCATTGGGTCCGGTTACCGTATCCGTAGCCAGCTTGACGCTACTGGCGGTTTCATGTCTAGGTCCATCATCCCTTGCGGTCTAGGTCCATCATCCATGCTTAAGGCAGCGTCTTTCCGCTGTGTCACTGCACCTGTTTTGTCAGGAGGTAGTCAGCTTCTCCTTATGTGGCGGGAGGATTCGAACCTCCGGACGTTGATACGTTGCAGCACGCATCCCCGTTCTATCTGCATCAACCTTAGACCTTCCTCGGTCACAACCACAGTCCAACCCCCGGTCAGGTCGCTCACCTTGCACATGACAGGAGTCAAAGACCCCACCGCTACGCTGGCGATCCTGTGCATACGTTTTAGTGACGGGTGCCCTCACTGCGGAGGCTGGAGTGTAATCTTGGTCTTTCCCAAGCGTCACCGATTTCCGCACTACTGGTGATGGTTCACCGCGTTTACCTAAATGCGTTTAGGGGCCGTTCCTTCTGTCTCGTTGCGGCCAAGCGCTTCCAGAACGAATTCTGGGGACAACGCTAAAAATCAATCCAACTTCTTGTCTTCAGTTCTCCAAACTCTAATCAAGGAACCGTCAATGCGAGCAACGAAGTTCGCACTTGGATTGTATTTCCTGACGTAGTTTCGTGCGCTAAGCACAACCGAGGACAGCTGGCGTTTGATGTGGTCAGCTTTGTGAAGAGTTGGAAACGAGAACGATTGACCCGGCTCCAGCTTTTCAAATGGATAGACCATTCTGTTTTCCTGAGGTTTTTCAGGAATTGGAATGCCGCTTTCAATCTCGATTTTGTTCCTGTCAATTCGAGTGATTACAGGAATTGAAGGTTTGCGTTCTTTGGTTTTCATAGCCTACTTAGAAAGGAGCTGGTTCTGGAGCCTCTTCAGACTCTGGAGTTTCTCCGGTTTCGGAGTAATGAGCGTAAACCTTGGCAAGCTGAAGAACCAAGGATTGAGCCGAGAACACGTCACCTCCAACACCCATCGACGTGACCAGTGCGGTAGCGTGAGTAAGGCTGTTTTGACGAATGATGGTCGAGTCCTTTGCCGTTACGTCAGCAGTGCCACTATGAGAAGCAGGAGCAGCTTGAGCAACCTGAGATGGGTCTCCACCTACCACAGCCAAGCCGTTCTCTCCTGAGAGCTGTGGAGTGCCCTTGTAGTCACCACGCTTGAGCGGGCCTTGGATGGTGATGGTTTGACCGTCCTGAATAGGAAGCGATGCTGCTGCTCCCCACAAAGACACCGCAATTTGACCACTGCTGTCAGACAGGGTGACGTTGCGCATCATTTTGCCATTGGCAAGGGCTTTGGCTGGCCACTTGGCCTGAACCTTGACGTTTTCGAGGGACATCACCTGTCCACCGACAGGAGTGCTAATTGCTTGGAATACCGTAGGCATCTTTTTGTTTTGTTGTAGTGCTTCCTTTGCTCCGGAAGTTTGGAGATGTTTGCTGCTTCTTTGGATTTAGCTAGGCTAAAATTCACTGAACAACGTCAGAAATCCGAAGGACTATTTTATCGATGAGAAACGAACAGGCGTAACGTGGCTTCATCAAATCGAACAATTGCCTTGCGTTTTCAATGCTTCCGCACTGGACGTAAAGATCACTCTTGAGAGCCATTAAGTCTTGAGGATCAACCTTCAAGTTCTCTAAGACGTTCTTAATGTCAGCAGGCAAATTCATTCTTCGAAGTTTTGAGCTTCAGATTCTTTCTTGAATTGGGGGCAGTGAGTATGGAATCCACAGAAGTATTTGCAGAAGGTCTTTTCTCCTTTTCGGACTTGAATGACCTGACCTGCTTTTTT